GCGTATCTGCATACCAAGATAGTTCATATACTGTAGGTTTAAGTGCTTTGGTACCTGTTAGTGCTACAAGTGGAATTAATAACTATGGTGCAACACAAGATGTTCCTATGCTTTGTTCCTCCGTTAGAGCATATGGTTGTACTTATCTTGCAGCTTCTAGTGATACTAGTGGCGCTTCTTACTTAGCGGACTCTTTCTACCCTGGAGCAGGCTACAATAAAGGAACCACTACAGGTGGATCGGTAAGCGGAAACCAAGTTACTATTACTAGTTTTGGTGCTGATAACTTTGCAGTAAACATCTATCAAGATGGGGTTATTGCAGAGCAGTTTAAGGCAAGTATGGTCGCTTCAGGAAGCTTCATTGAAGATGTGATTAATACAGGAGCTTCTGACCCTAAATCGGCAATCATTAAAGGAAATGTCCAAAGAGGTGGAGAAGACGCGACTCCTACAAAATTAAATCAATTCTCCGATCAGATTACAGATCTTTACGCAGGGGGATATACAGCGAAGACACAATGGCTAGAGCCAGCAACTAACCCCACTGGACAAGGAACTGCTACCGAAAACTACACAGATGCGGGATCAGACGCTACTGGTAGGTGGATTAAAATGGTTGACGGAACCTATAACATGGCAGGAGGGGATGACGGAACAGGAACAGCGGCAACTAATAACACCGCTCTTATTGGAGACGCTACTGTAACTCCTAAAACGGGGATGCAAGCCCTAGATGATGACGTTCTCAACATCGGTATTGCGTTAGTCCCAGGAGTGTACAACCAGAGTGTGCAGAACAATCTAATCACTTTGGCTGAGAAAACTCAAAATTTCCTCGCTCTTATCTCTCCTCCTTACGGAATTGGAACTCCTCAAGATGCAATTGATTGGACCAACGGTAGATCAGCCTCTACTGCTGGGTCACGGACTGCTGCTGTTAATAGTTCCTACGCTGCGGTATACTACCCCCATGTTAAAGTCTTTAGTGTATTTGATTCTAAAGATAGGTGGTATGATCCCACGATTTATGCTGCTAGACAGATGGCATTCACAGACACGGTCGCTGACAGTTGGTTCGCTCCCGCAGGGTTCCGCAGAGGTCGCTTAACTAAGCCTACGGAGGTTGAAGTTAAACTTAATCAAGGCGATAGAGATAGTCTCTATAGCGGAGGCAACGTTGTTAATCCCATAGTAGCATTCCCTCAACGAGGTATTACTATCTTCGGACAACGAACTGCACAACGTAGTCCTACTGCCTTGGATAGAATTAACATTCGTCGCCTTATGATCTATATAAGAAAGGTAATCCTTGCTGCTACTCAACGGTTTGTCTTTGAACCAAATGATGCATTCACTTGGTCTCAGATTGAAGGTGTTCTTAACCCCTTCCTAGATGACATCCGCAGAAGAAGAGGGATCACCGAATTCCGTGTGGTGTGTGACGATACCGTTAACACTCCCATCAGAATTGATAGAAACGAAATGTGGACAAAGGTGCTTGTTAAGCCTACTAAGACTGCTGAGATCTTAGTCTTTGAGGTTAACCTTACAAATCAATCAGCAGACTTAGGAAAATTATAAGGAGATAATATATGACATACTCATACTATAAGGAAGATTACAAAAGAACTATTACACCAGGACAGGGACTCCCTGTAGTTTCAACTGAACTTGATTCAGTAAGATCCTATCAGTTTGAAATCCACTTTCATGGACTTCCAGACACGGTAACCAACACACGAGATCTTACTCTTGCTGCTACAAAAGTTAATGGAATTGGAATCAAATCCACTTACCTCCCCATCGATAGGGTAAACGATAAGCTGTACTATCCTGGAAAGGTTCAAACAGAAGACCTTAAAGTTACATTCGATAACTTATACTTAAGAGAAACTTCCAGTGATCTTTGGAGATACTTCAAATCTATTTACGATCCTATTACGGGAGAAATGACTCAAGACTCTAGGCCAGGAGGAGCAAATCCTGGGTTTAAAGCGGAGAGAATGGAGATTGTTCAACTTGATAATACTATGACACCTCACTCAACCGTAGAGCTTATGGGCGTTTGGCCTATCCAATGGAAGGCAGCAGAATTTAACTATTCAACTAACGAGTTTCATAAACTAGAAGTAGATTTTAAATACGATTTCATTCACCAATATGACTACGCAAACCCACCTGCATAAGTAGTTGATATATTGTTTACAAGCCCAGTCTAGTTGTACTATATTAGACTGGGCTTCTTTCTCTCTGCCTATAATAATGTATGGATTATTTTAATGAACTTCTAGCAAGCTACTCTCTTCTAAAGAAGAGGACATTTAAACTTAGGTATTTAACTGAGCAGGAAGAGGAGCAGGTTAATGCGAACGCACTAGAAGCAGCTAGATCCTTAGTAATGCATCCTCAAGGTGTTTCAACAGGAGCGGCTCCTCTCGATCAAAATGCTTTTAAAAGCACAAAGAAGAAAGTAACAGCCGAGCAGGTTCCTTTCGCTTATAAAAATGAAGATGGGGAGACCGTTGTTCTGTGGACTGGGTTCGGTAGAAACACTCGTGTAATGGTTCCCAATGGCAACTTTGATGAGATGCCTGAGCCTCAGAAAAGCCAGTTAATAGGGTACTTTTCCGATGGAGCGGCTGCTAATGCAGCAGGAGAGGCCCCAGATAGCCCAGAACGTTTTGCTCAGGCTGAGTTGGCAGGGACTAAGTTTGATTTAGGTGATATAAAGCAGCGGTTGCATAAGATTTACTTGCATTATGTAAAGTTTTGCGAGACAACTCTGCGAGATAACTATCAAGATGATAACCCTAATGTTCCTATTCCTGATAGCAATGCCGAGGATATCGAAAGGAGTTGTTATAAAAGTGCATTTTCTAAAGTATACGGAAAGACTAGGGGAGGTTTAGCTGCGCTCTTAAGTGCTACCAAAATACAGCAGCAGTTTGTGGACCCTCAAAAAGAGGGAGATGATCCTTCGTTAGAAATTACTTTAACTGAGGAGGCTGCTCCTGGTTTAGTTATAGATACATTAGCAACTATAGAGCGTTTATTCGATTTCGCTAATGATCCAGCTAAGTTCAAGAATGACCCTGATATTTGTGATACATTTTCTAAATCAATAGCCTTAAGTACTGAGACAGTAAGCAATAGTGGGAAGAAGATCGGTAAGGGAGGAAATAAGAGAGTAGTATTTTATGGAGCCACAAGTGGGGAAGGAATAGTTATTCCTGCTCAATCTCCTGAGTTTAAAGAAGCTATGGCGAAGGCTGAGGCAAGGTGTGAAAATGAGCCTAAGTATTCAGCGGGATTATTTGACACTATAGATCTTAGAGAGGGAGGGACGGCAGGGCTCAACGCTAAAAAGGGTACTCTTCATGAAAGGCTTTCAGGTCTTATGGTGGCTATGCATAACCTAGTAGGGACAGGAACCAAAAAACAAAAGTCTGCTGTGCTACAGGCGTTCTTAGCAGAGTTACAAAAGGCGGGGGAGATTGCTAAGTACTTAAAGGAAGCTATCGTAGAGGATGATGTGAAGAGGGTTGCTAGTATAGATGAAGCGTTAGCTAACGACTTAGGATTAGAGGAAGACGCTTTATTCCAAGCTCACGCAAAAGGAGATCCTCTTCTTCGAAAATTCTTGATTGATTATTACAAAGGCATGAAGCCCTTCCTCGATAAAGTCAACCCTGCTGCCTACGTCCACAACGGACTAGCCAGCACGACAGGAGGCAGGGCAGATCAGTTCATGGTGTTTAGGGACGCAGCCCACGCGAAGAAGGCTTCGAAGGCTATAAATACAAAGACTTATGCAGTAGACCGAGAAGAGTTTATAAATAATTCTGAAAATCCAGAGAAAACAAAGGCATCACTTGACGCTGCTGGGGTTAAAGCAAACAAGAAGGGGGAGATTCACATCATGGAGATGGGGCAGAAGCTTTACAGTCATGCTAAGACAGCAAAGGTGGGGGAGATTGGTAGGATTACTAGGCTGATGCAGTTAATGCTAGGTAAGCTTAACAAGCAGGAGCAAGAAAAGGATAAACATCTAGATGATGCGTTTATGGATGAAGTAGATAGACGATTCCCACTCAAAGGTAAAGCTAAAGCAGCGATAAAAAAGCTGGATGAAGATTTACAAATCATTGAAACTTATATTAATGGAGATCAAAAGTGGACTGACGAACACGGTGTAGAGCATAGTATGGGCTCGCAAGCTGACGCTACTGTAAAACATATGATAGGATCGTTAGGATGGGATACTATATCTGATTCTGAAATAGGAGACCTTCTCAAAAATTGGAAGTTTCCTAAGGGAACTCACAGGGATAGGCAAAAACTTACTGTAGAACTTCATAGATTGAAGATGGCAAGTACCATGAAGGAGTTATCGACAACAAAGGATGGTAAAAAAGCCTTGTGTCGGATGGCTTTTATTTGTGGAGGTAATGCTAGGGATTTAGTTCAAAGTATTTTTATTGAAAATGGAAGAAAACATTACGCAGTACGGCAGAATGAGATCTTCGACAAGTTTGAAGAAGCTATTACTAATAATCATTTAACGATAACAGTTAAAGGCTTTAGTATGACCATTGATGACGGGAATGGTTTTGTAGGTTCCGTAAAGACTACAGGTGATGATGATTCGGAGAAAGTTATGAGAAATGTAAGAACTGAGTTTGATATTACAAAAAGTACTTTAGAGGTTGACCAAGTTGGAGGAGGTAAAAAAGGGGAAGACCCAGACGGGATCCCAGATAATCTCCACGCTCATACTCTTCATAAATTTATGAAAGGACAGATGGAACTATTAGAAACTCTTCTTAATTAAGCCAGAACGAATCGTAATCTTTTAGTAAATCTTCAAACTTATATATTCTATAGACTCGTTTAGTACATGGAGGCTCTTCTTTACTTATTTCTATGTATTGTTGTAACTTATTTGTTGGTACATGGTTAGGGATAATGGCTAGTGTAGGTTGTCTATCTTGTTTAAAGATAACCATTGGAATTTTATCACACTTACCTGAATCTTTTTCACATTGTTCTAGAAAACCCCAGAAATCACTGCTATAATTATATAAGCTATATAAGTTTTCCTTATTGTATCCTTTCTTGCATTCTATACAGTATTTAAAGTTCTCTGGTGTAATTAAGTCCCCATAAATTTTAAGGTGCTCTGGCAGAGTGTGGGTGGTAGCGAAGGCACCAGATCCAGGACTTCTCGAAAATTCTGAGGTGTTGAACCTATCATTGAGTGTCTGGCTGATCTTGCGTTCAAATGTGCTACCCTTAGTCCTACTGTTCACACGCTTTTTTTTCTTCAGCTTAGAAATATCGTAATTGTCTTCCATAATTTAACCTCTACACTATAATAGGATACCATGACCCAGACTACGACTGAAGGGATCAAATTTGATTTTAATTCTTGGAAAATAAAGGTCCGAGAGAGGAGAAACGACAGAATGAGACTACAAATTAACTTAGATAAAGATGAGGCTCTTGCCTATAAAAATTTCGCTGAAGTGTGCAAGCCTGATGAGGTTACTGACTCAGACTTTATGAAGACAATCTTCTTAACGGGAGTAGAGTCTATGAATAAACAGCTTGCAGATATGGTCCGCAAGTATGCGGAAGAGAACCGAGAAGAGCTTGCGAGTTCAGGCATCACGGTCTTAGAAGGTGAAGATGGCAGGATCCAACTAGCAGAGACAGAAAAATTAGAAGCCGAACTTTCAGGTGCGCCTGTGACTGAAGAAGGCGTTAGGCAATTAGGTCTTAAAGATAAGTAGTATGTATAACTTAGTGTTTCTCCAAAAGGAGAACGATTTAAATAAGGTTCTTAGGAAGTTTAAACGAGATCCTAAGAGGTGCAGCATCCTGTTTGTGTCCTTGTGGGACAAGTGGTGTGAAAAACTCTTGTCCAAACTAAAGGAGAAATATACTGGGTCTGAAGGAGAGACTCTTTATATTGTTGATAGTTTAAATATGCCCCATAGCTTTGTTATCTATAACACAAATAAGACTCCTCACTTAATTCAACTTCGTAGAGACCAAACGTTCTCAGAGGATTACCTTCCCCATGTTTATAAAATGCTTAAACTTAATCAAGTTTCTTAGATTGCATCTCTATAAACTTTTCAATCTTTAGTTTATATTTTTTTTCTTTAGTATACAAGAGCTTGAGATTATTAACTATGATTGTTGTAAAGTAATTAAAAGCAGTCCCCTTCTTAGGTGTGAAGTTTTTAATGATTTTTAAAATGAGTGCAAAGCAATCTTGCTTAGCATCGTCAGGATCAATTTTAAAGTTGAANGATCCGATGATATTAGTTATTAGAAGGTCGAACATTTTTACCAACTCATCCTCATTTTCTTTTGGATTTTCTTTATAAGCTAAGAGGAGTGCCTCGAACTCCTTATTGTCTATATAATATTTTTTATTTCCCATATACTTATTATAGATGTTTGATTTAGATAGTATCTATTCTGACCATAAAATTGAACCTGAAAATCCCTTATGTGATGGGTGTTCTATTTTAAGTAAGAATAAACCATGCCATTCGGTCATGGATTATAAAAGACTTGGACAGTCTGATGTACTGTTTCTGTCTGATTCTCTTAAGAATTCTTATGGAAAAACATTTCCATTTACGAAGCCAGAGTTTGCTGTACTTAAGGAATCATATAAAGAGAACTTCGCTTGTGCTGCTTCAGTGAAGTGCCCTAGTGTTAAGGAAGCAGATATGTCTCCTGATAATATGAACTTATGTCGCGTTCATTTGCAGGCAACAATTGATAAAATTAAACCTAAGCTGATTCTTCCTTGCGGCAACTTAGCTATGAAAATGCTAATTAAGAAGAGCGGCATTACAGATAAACGAGGTAAATCTTTTGAGTATACAACTGACAGTGGGCATTCTAGTATCGTTGTTCCTATTTTTCACCCTTACTTTGTGGCTAAAGAGCCTAGACACAGGTTCCTCTTCGAAACGGATATCCGAAACGCGCATGAGAAATATGTACTTGGCAAAACGCACGAAGGAAAGCTCGAATACAAAGTCCTCACAGAAATCGAAGAGGTGGAAGTACTGGGGAAGATGCTGAAGGATACTGATGAGACTTTAGCTGTTGATATTGAAACGACTGGCCTCAATTTCTTGACAGATAACATTCAGACTATTGCCTTCTCTTCTCATGAAACCAATTGGGTTATTCCCTTAGATCATAAGGACAGTCCCTTCAAGAAGGGGAGTTGTTTTTATAAGGGCGTTTGGAGTAACTTAAGAAAGATCCTAGAGAACCCGCGCAGCAAGAAAGTATTCCATAACGCTAAGTTTGATTTGAAGTTCCTAATCAATCATGGAATCTACACTAAGAATGTGTGGGATACTAAGATCATGCATCACCTTCTAGATGAGAACCTACCTAAGAGTTTGATGGATTTGGTTAAGCTTTACTTTCCGACTGAGCTTGAGAGTCTTTAAGTAAAGCTTCTAGTGCAAGAATCCTACTCTCGTTATGCTTCATAATTACATCTTGTTCATCGTCCCTTGCATCAATATCTGCTTGGGATACGGTGTTATGAATCTGTCCAAACTTCTTAAACCAGTTTCTACCATTCTTTCTGAAGAGTGGAAGGAATACGAAAAGGATTAACCACCAGTAACCTAATGTTTTAATGAGCCCACCCGTCTCATGTAAAGTAGAAGCGGTGCTGCCCTGAACGGGTCCTGCGCCTGCTACCTGCCCTACGATTGCCGCAGGGCTTTGAGAGGGGAATATCATCTCTGTAACCATAACCCCTCCCGCTGCCCCTGCTGCAACGGCTGCTGGCTCAGGTATAAAGGCTGCAACTGCACCTCCTCCAACTGCACCTCCAATAGCGTGTTTGATTGTACTACAGCTAGTTATAAATAACATTAAGCTGATAAGAAGAAGTTTTTTCATTGGTCTCCCGATCTGGCTTCCGTATGTTCTTGGTCCTGTTGGCATAAAAATTCTCCTTCTACGTCTATAATATATAGTAATGCTCACCATAAACAATCCGAATACTTTTGATTGGTCCAGCATAAGTCTTTCCGATTGTGCGGAAGGAAATGCTATGGATACTTATTTTACCCTTAAGTTATTCGACCTAATCTGTGAGAAATTAGGGGACAGCCCTATGATGAAGCTCATTGAGCAGGTAATCATGCCCTCCCTTGAAGTATTTTCAGAGATGGAATATGAAGGTCTTGACGTAGATTTAGATACCTTAACCAAAGTAGGCAGAACTTTAACCTCTAAGAACATGGACGAGGAGGACCTTTTGTACTCATGTAAGGGGGTTCAGAAAACAGACAACCTCTCTTCCAATAATCATCTTATTGAGGTGCTTTATACACGGGAGGGAGGGATGGAATTATACCCTCCTGATAAGACTGCTAGTGGGAAGCCTTCTGTGTCTGCGCCCACACTTAAATTACTTTTAGAACACATAGATGAGGAGCTAAAGAAGCGTGAGTAAGTGGCAGCATAGAGATGAAGGTAAAAAGATTAGCAAGTCTGTGGTCTCTTCCAAAACTACGGAAGAGTTACTACAGTCTAAGAAATTTTTAAAAGGGCTCCTTGATTTAAGGAAGTCTGAGAAATTAGCTAAGACATATATCCAAGGGACTAAGAAAGCAATTGAGTATAATGAGAAAGATAAAGTTTTTGTAGACTTTAGATTTGATGGTACTACTACGGGCAGGCTTTCTTGCGCAGCATACACCGCTAAGAAAGCTATGGGGGTCTCTTTCCACACTCTCCCCAGAGACACAGAGACCAACATCAGAAGCATTTTCAAAGCTCCGAAGGGACAAGCATTCATTACTATTGATTATGCCGCTATGGAGCTTCGTGTGCTGTCTCACATAGCTAGGGAGGGGAATATGCAGACCGCATTCAATCAGGGCGCAGATCTCCACACTTACACGGCTCAACTGCTGTTCAATAAGAAAAAAGTAACTAAACAAGAACGCCAGATAGCCAAAACGGTATCCTTTCTTATCGTATACGGAGGAGGACCTTTCAATCTCAGTGAGACAATGGGCATTCCTATGAAACGAGCGGAAGCTATAATAGATAATTATAAAAATGTGTATCCTGGAATCTTTGAGTATATGGAATTTGTTAATGAATATATTAAGCGTAATGGGTATGCTTATACTATATTTGGGAGGCGCAGGAATTTGCCTGATGTTTATTCCCGTGATAGATCAGTGGTTAATCGCGCTCTTCGACAAGGACTTAACTTTACAATCCAGAGTACAGCGTCTGATATTTTACTCACTTCTCTTTTGGGTATTGCTAAAGCTTTTACTTTGCGCGGCCTTACGGCTCGCCCAGTAGCAACTGTTCATGATAGTGTAGAAATAATTTGTGAGCAAGAAGAAATTTCTGAGGTACTAAAGATAGTCTATAATGAGATGGTAAACTACCCCTCAATTAGATCAATTTTTAATATCCATTTTGATGTACCATTAAAAATTGATGCTGAAGTAGGAAGATCTTTTGGGGACGGAGTTTCCGTAGAGTTTAATGCTGCAGGAGAGGCGTTAAATATGGACGAAATCTCTACATATTTCAGATGAATATAAAAGAAAAATTAAAATATATATACTACACTTTAAGATACCTTAAGCTTTCTCAAGTCAGACAATTTTTTTACTCCCTTTATAGGTGGGTCAGAAGTGGTTTTAAAGTTTCAAAAGTTGCAGAAGAAAGGTTGGATATTTGTAAGGAATGTCCTCACTATAAAGAAGACAGGTGTTCTTTGTGTGGATGTCATACTCCCACAAAGACAAGATGGTTCACAGAAGAGTGTCCTATAGAAAAATGGTAGTATGAAAACATTAGTAATCGGAGATCTCCACTTCGACAACAAACCTCATGGACTTCTTCATGCCCAACAGGAGAGTATTAAATTCCTGATTGCTGAGCACTCCGACGTAGATGATGTAATCTTTTTGGGGGATCTGATGATGCATAGGAAGCCTTACCCTCGCGTCCTCCTTGCATTAAAAGAGGTTATTGATTTCGCAGTGGCTCAAGGGAAGAGGGTTACTATAATAAGAGGGAATCATGATAGCGAAAATAAGTCTGACGATGGCGTTACTGCCCTCAGTCTTTTAGAAGGCAAGTCTGTGGATGTAGTAACTCATACATGGTATGATTACAAAACGAAGAGAGCATTTATTCCTCACTATGAAGACGAATCTAAAATTAAAGAAGCCCTGGTTAACACTCCTAAAGGGTATACTGTATTCGGTCACTTCGGTTATTGCGGTTCCCTTAATTCTGCTGGGGATGCTGATTTCAGTCTTTCTCTTGATGATTTTAACAACCCTACTTTTCTTGGGCATATTCACAGATTCGGCAGCAGTGGCTTTGTCACGCTATTAGGGACTCCTTACTCCACTAATTTCACGGAGCATTTGAAGGAGAATTATTATGCTATCCTTGAGGATGGAGAGGTAACATTAAAGTCTGTGGATTGGGGGCCTCGTCATATTGTAATTAATTGTGATACGATTGAAGAAAATTTAGAGTGGATTAATGACGATTCATACTTCACATTGTTAAGAATTATGGTTAATACTATCCACGAAGATCAAAGTAGTTTGTCTGATCTTACAGACAAACTAAAAGTAGGTTATACGGAAATAAAATACAAGCCGCTCTTAGATGATAAACTCCCAATGAGCAGCTTGGATCCTGATAATCCTGTTATGGAAATTAGTGAGCATCTTATAGAGGAGTACATTAATGCGAGCCCTACTATGTTAGGGAAGGATAAACTTTACGAAGGGCTGCAATTTATTTATGAAAATCAACAAGGTAGAGATTAAGAATTTTTATTCTGTTAAAAATATTGTTTTAAATTTTGATAAGTTTAAAGGAGTTATTCTTGTAGAAGGGAAGAATAAAGATACGGGTGGCTCGAATGGCTCAGGAAAGAGCGTCCTAATTGAAGCAGTTGTGTGGGGTATCTTTGGTCGCACTATACGGAAGTCCACAGAAGAAGCTCTAGTGAATTCGCAAAACAAGAGGGAGTGTGTGGTGAGGATAACCGTTAATAATGATATGGTTATTGAGCGAGGAAAGAAGCCTACACATTTAAGGTTTATTGTAGGGGGAGAGGATAGGAGCCAAGCGAACGCACTAGAGACACAGAAACTTATTGATGAGACCCTTAATACTAATTACAAGGTGTTCTTAGCGTCCACTGTATTTGGACAGCAGAACACTATGGGATTCGTCAACGCTACGCCTGATGACAAAAGAACGATCATAAAGAATTTTCTAAATCTTGATGATCTTTTTGCTCTTAGAGAATCTGTTAAATATTTAAAGTCTCAGTACTCTCAGACCATTAAGAAGCAGAACGCTATTGTCGCAGAGCATGAGATCAGTATCGCTTCCTTCGATAAAAAATTAAAAGATCTCTCTAAATTAAGAGAAGAGGTAGAGGGTAAGTATGACGAGGCTGCGCTTTCTATGTCTCTTCAAGAGGTAATCAGCCTAGAGACAAGTAACAAATCTAACCGAGACAACATAGCGGCTGCAAAAAAGAAGATACATAATTCTACTGTTGATGTTGAGACGCTACGAATCAAACTAAAAAACCCCAAGAAATTAGACTACTGCACAGAATGCGGCCAACCTGTAGAGAAGAGAGCCTCCCCCGAGCAACTCGAAAGGGATTTAGATTACGCAAAGCAGATTGTGGCAGAGCAAGAAGAGGAGATCACCAGCAGCGAGGCTCAGATCACGCCTCTTCCTATCAGTTCCTCAGAGTATCACAAGGTTATTGATTACAACCAACTCAAGAAGGAGTCGGACACCTTTGAAGGGTTGAGAGAAGAAACCAAAGAAAAAATTCAGAGGGCTCATGATATAAAACAGGACTACAATAATAAGTACGAGATTATGAGGTTTTGGGAAAAGGCTTTTTCCGAAGCAGGATTGGTCAAGTATATTATTAGAAATATTTTAAATTATCTGAATGGAAAAGTAAATTTTTACTTGTCGCATCTCTCTAAAGGAAAGTTCTTTATAGAATTTAACGAAGAATTAAAAGAAACTATCACACACGCAGGACGAGAAGTGCATTATATATCTTTGTCAGGAGGAGAGAAGCGAAAGATTGATTTAGCTGTGCTATTAGGCTTGCAAAAACTGTTAGCCCTCTCATCAAAAGACGAAAGCAACTTAATGTTCTTTGATGAGATTGCTGAGAATTTGGATCAAGACGGGTTAGACGGGCTCTATATATTATTGTCTGAATTAAAGAAAGAGAAGACTTTGTTTGTTATTACACATAATAATTATCTTAAATCTTTAATGGATAATGTTAAGACGCTGACTATAACAAAGAGCAAAGGTACATCAACACTAGGTAAATAAATGGCAAACACACAACTAAACGAACTCGGACAAGAGATCTTTGAATCACGGTATGCCTATCCAGGCGAGACAAAATATGCAGAAAGAGCCAAAGTTGTGGCGCGAACAGTCGCCTCCGCAGAACGAGATGAAGATAAAGAACGAGTCGAAAAATCCTTTTATGAAGCTATTGGGTCTGGGGACTTTATTCCGGGTGGTAGAATCCTCTATGGTGCTGGTCGCAACCGTGGGAATCATAATTTGCTTAATTGCTATGTTATTATTCCAGAAGACAGTGTGGACTCCATTGGAAAAACTGTACAGGATATGTATAAAATCTCCTGTGCAGGTGGAGGAGTAGGGTTTAATGTTTCTAAGATTCGTCCCCGTGGGGACCACATTGGGAGCGTAAAGAATTCAGCCCCAGGTGCAGTCTCTGTACTGCAAATGATTAATGAAGTAGGTGAACATGTACGAGCAGGAAAAAATCGTAGAACGGCTCTTATGGGTATACTTAATATCACTCACCCTGATCTTCTTGAGTTCCTATCTGTCAAACTAGATCAAGGGCAGCTAAATAACTTCAACATTTCGGTAGCGATTACGGACAGGTTCCTTGAGGCTGTTGAATTGGAGGAAGATTGGTATTTCACTTTTAATAATAAGGAGTACCATTCCTACGAAATGCTTCGCAACAATGATGATGTTACTTATGTC